TAGTTACATCTAATTCTGTTTCTATATTGCCAGCTAATTTGCTACCATATGGTTCTAAAGTATGTTTATTTTTTTCATAAATATTATTTAATTCATCGATTTCATCTAAAGGTAATTCATATTTTCTTATGATTTTTCCCATAACTATAGCTTTAGTTTTAATTTTTTTTCCAAGTTCCCATCCAGCCATATTTAATCCTTTCTTATCTTATACTTTATTAATTTATAACACCAAATCGATGTCAAGAAAACAATTTAAAATAATTATATTGCAGAACAAAAAAATATGCTTACATTAGGTTCTCACCAAAATTAACAATCACAGGAGATAAATATGAGCGAACAAGATTATTTAAAAGCTATTGCTGTCCTTGCTGACAAGGTGAGCAGATACCACGAAAGACTACTAGCGGCTGAAAGGGACTTAGATCGTCACCTTAAAGATACTGCTACACACTGTAATGGTGACTGTGAATGTAAAAATCCTAAGACTTAGGAGTTTCACCCAACATATCTTTTAATGATGGAGCAAATACTTTTACATCACGTTTAATTTTTTCTGCGGTTGTAGAAGTGTTTGGATCATCTATATCTGCTTGCATAGCTTCTTCAGACTCGTATTCTTTACCCGTATCTACGTTAGTGATTGTCGTCTCTGTTTTTACATTGTATTTAGGAACAACTCTACCATCTTCTAATGTTACTGTTCCAATTTGTTCAGCGTTTTTAACTATTGGCATTTTACTCTCTCCATCTTAAATTAAAACTTAAAATAATTCTATCTTGGTTAGAATTATTTTGTTGTACTTCATGTTGTAACCATGAAGGAAAAAAAATCAAGTTATTCTCCTTTGCCTCCCACTGCACACTATGTGCAAAATGAACTGATAAATCTTGGTTTTTAGGGGGATCAAGCACTTCGGCTTGTGGTCTTGGCTCTATAAAAACAAGATTACCGCTATTTTTTGGAACTTTTAAATAATAGACTCCAGATAAAAAATTAAGTGGGTGTGTATGAACTGTGTTTCTAGCACCTGGTGGGTTTATCATACCCCATAATCCAGTCATTTCTGGACCATATTTTTTTTCTACACTTAATGCATTAAAACATTGTTGCGCTTGAAACATTATGTCTTGAGTTATTTCTTTAAAGTTTTCATCCAAATACAAATTTTCTTTGCTGTGCCATCCCTTTACATTTGATTTTGGTGATCCAACTTTATCTTGTTCTTGTAAATTATAAAGTTTCTGTTCTAAATTATAATTGTTCTCTAACTCTGTGGTAAACACAGGAGTAATAAACATACCTTGTAATTTCATATTCATCCTTTCTAAAGTTGACCTTTTGTAACCTCCATAAAACTTACAATTATATGAACTTGGTTAGCAGCGTTGGCCTGTGCTTTTAATACATCAGATTCTTGCAAGACAAGAGGTTGCGATAATAATTCTGTTGTAGTGTTTGTCGCTACACTTTTTTGTTTAAATACTTCAAAAGTAGCAGAAGATCTAACAATTTCTAAATCTACTAATGTTGTACTACCAGAATCATTACAAATTAAAATAGATTTAATAACATCTGTTGTAGGTGGAACAGGAGGTGTAGCACCAGGATTCGCTGTGGGCACTGTTAGTATGGTTGTTAAATCTGTTGATGTCATATCAACCATTGCGCTTTTAAATGTATTAGCCAAGGAAAAAACCCTCCGACTCTGATTCTTCTTTTATATCCTGTTGATAGTTCGTATTTAATAAAAATATTATTTGATCGAGTAATCTTATCATCTGATCAAACTGACCAGCATCATACTCTGGTGTAGCGTTAGGTAATCTAGTAATTGTAATTTTAGCCATTAATCTTTTTTCTTATACCAGCACGTTAAAGTGTATCTGGCACCCTTTATAACATTTAAAACAGCGTGCTTATACATTTTTCCGTCCATATAATAAGTTCTACCTTTAATGGGAGCAATTTGTACGCCCTCTATAATAGCCTCACCTCCAACAAAATCTTCATTTAAAAAAGTAACAGATGTACCTGTTGTTTTGTCTGAAGCATGATCTAAATGAAAATTTTTAGAACACCCTGTGTCATATACTACTACTTGTGACCAATCTACTTCATTAAACAATGGCAGACTATTGTTAAAGTCAGAATTTACTGTGTTTTTTACTTTTTGCACAATATCATTTGTTTGAGGAACGGTGACTTGTAGTGATTGATCCCAAGACAACCATTCCTGTTGTTCAACAAAAGGTCTTAATTGGTCAATATCTTCGTTAGATAAAACATGGTCTTTAATATATATCATCTTCTACCATCTGGTCTAATTTCTAATTTCTGTGAACCAAGTCTCCAAGGTGTATCATTTATTGTATTAGTTGTGTACCTTATTTTAACAGCTCTTCCTCTACCCCTAACGCTTACTTTTTCTGTCGTGCTAGTGATACTTGCGTTTGATGTAACATTAGAAGAGGATTGAGGGTATTGCTCCAATGTAAGTCTAGCAGTCATAGTATTTGTTAAATTATCAAAATCTGGTACTAATTTGCTAATAGACATTAATTGATCACCATCGGCTATTTCTACAGAACCAGTTTCTAAAAATGCTGTTATAGCTGTCCCGTCCGCCTGATTATTGCCTGACTCATGTTCATATATAAATGAAGCTCCGGCTGTCAATCCTAATATTGTAGATATGTTAGCTGTAGCACTTGCATTATATTCAGTAGCTATTGGTTTTTCATATACGTAAGCACCGAGCCATGTAGTTCTGCCTAAACCTACTGTGTACCAAGTTCCCTCTAAATAATTATAAGCCACAGCTCTATCTATTTGTGTTGCATTAGCTGAAGGATAATACCAAATTATCTCATTATATGCTGTGTTTAATCCTACAGCTATGTCGTTTTTATTTGTGTAACTTAAATCATCAAAAACAAAATCTTGCACAGAACATGGCATTTTTTTAACAACACCATCGTAAAGGTAGAAGGCATCATCAGACATCCAATAAGCTACACCATTGACCTCTATGGCTGCATGTTGAGCTATAAGACCAGCATTTGCGCCTAGTTGTCTAAGACCAAAAGTAAATGGTGTACCCACAAACTGTATGCCGTGTAATGAGGTATCGGTCCAAACAAGTATTTGTCCTGCCGATTTGACAGCACCTATAATTTTTGAGCCGTCTGTTATCCTTAAAGATCCGGCTTCATTCGTAGCAACTGGTGTATAATCTGTTGCATCTTCTCGATCTGAGAATCTAAAAAATAAATCATCTTGGGTGCCAGCGCTGCCAATTGTAGTCTCTGTGCCAAATATTAATAAATGTCTTGTATCCGTTGAAACAATACTAAATCTTGATGCAGTTGGAGCATTAGATAAAGCCGTAGCTCTTGTGCCTGTTCCTGCAGACGTGTCCCAAATAAATGTGCCACCATCTAAAGCAGTAGCAATTAAGTCCTCACCAAAATTATCTAAAGACCAGTTTCTACCAACAAGAACTACATCCGATGAAGAACTTGCTGTGCCCCAAGTGCTACTACTCCAAGTATCTGTTCCCCATCCAAGTCCATATGTAGACGTCGCTGGTCCAACATTAATTTGATATTTTGCGTTACCTGAGCCACCACCTCCAGATGTTGATCCAGATGCTGTGCTAGTGTGCGTTACTGTGTAATTATTTGCATCGGTTATAGATGTAATTTCAAATTCTTGATTCATATCTAAGCCGTCAATTGATGAAAAAGAATCAAAAGTTACAAAATCTCCCTTGATTGCGTTATGAGTGCTATCTGCTACAGACACTGTAGTAGAACCATTAGTTGTAAATGGATTAGTTAGTGCTTGTGTCTCACGGATAGGTGTAATGTCGTAAACAGCTCCCTCGTTGTAAATATACAGTTTTCTATCTGTGCCTAGGGCTAAATATCTTAAACCATCTAATCCTACCCATGAATGAGTATCTCTCACTACTCCTACAATTGTTTTGTTAGGATTAGGTAGATTTGTCCATCCACCCCATCTTTCTGGTTTTCCGTAGTGAAATCTTACAAAATCAGAATCTATGTATTTACGTTCATCTCCTGCAGAGTAAGCTGTGTCTTGTTTATCTACGCCTGGGCGAAATTTAAGGTCTACTAATTGCATAATTTTATAATAAATTACTTATTGTTTTGAGGCAAGAATTGAGTTCCAACATTGCCTTTAAAAGCATAATTTCCGTAATGTGTCATACCAGATAGAATATCAGCGTATATTTTACCACCCATATTTTGCCATAAACGGCAGAAAGCGTAGTCTTCAGATAGATATCTTTTAGTTTGTGGCTCTATCATGGTGTCAAAAAAAGCATAGTTCCAATCAGATGTTTTATGGTAATCAAATTCTTTTTCATGAGATTGGTTGATGTGCTGATCGGGTTTAAATTTAAGATCCGGATATATTCTTGCCATACGTTCAAATACTTGTCTTTTAATCATCATAAAACCTGTGGGTCCATCTAATACTTCAATAAAGCCTTTGTTTAACAATATTTTTTTGGGATCTTTTACATTTAAATTATATTGTAATGAAGCAGCCAAAAGCTCATCTTCTGACATGTCCGGGTTGTCTTTAAGTCTTTGTTTTACTTTTATCCAATCTATAGTTTTTCTTGGATAAATACCAGTAACAACATCTTTGTCATAATCTAACATTCTTATAACTGAGTCTGGATTGAAACCTAAATCAGCATCAACAAATAAAAGATGTGTGTAGTCGCCATCCATAAATAATTGAACAAGAGTATTTCTTGCTCTGGTTATTAGTGATTCATTACCAATGGTTCCAAACTGTAATTCTATTTTGTTAGTGGATGCAAGAGATATAAGTTGCATACAGCTTTTAAAATACTCTGTTGTAATAAGTCCGCCATAACAAGGTGTTCCGATAAAAATTTTATTCATGTTTAGGACCATAAATTTGTATGTTAGATGAAACAATTATTCTCTCTAAATCTTCACTGTATGAAACGTAGTGCCACAATGTAGAAGGAAAAATAATTAATTTACCTAATATTGATTCTTCATCATATACTCTTTGGTTTGTTGTATTATGCGGTGATAAAAATGTCGTAGCACCACCATTTGTTAAATAAAGTACAGTAGAAAAGTTTACACCCACTGAATCGTGTTGGTGCGCACCATGTATAGAATTATTACCATAAACAGCCGTCCAATAATTTAAAAGATTCAATGTTAACCCTTCATTGGAATATTTATTTGCAACTTCATTGATTAATTTTTCATACTCATAAAGTTGTATTGGGTTTTTATAATCTGTAAAATAATTATGTGAGCTTGATGTTTTTGTAATTAAATTTTTTTTACTGTTCACTTCATCTACTAAAGGTTTTATCTCTTCGTCATTAAATTGAAATATTTGTAATGTTGTTGCAAATAGATTTCTTTTATTTATTTTCACTACTATTCTCTTTATAAAAAATATTAAGCGTGTATCTTTCAGAACTATCACCAAAAGATTGTAAGTCGGAGTGTAATATTTTACTGCCATTAAAAAATAAAGCTCTGTTTTCAACAAAACCTATATGCGAAGATAATTGATTATTGTAAATGAAACCAGTCCCATTATTTAACAGGGGCTTACCTTTTACATAAAATAAAAAATTGGCTACATTTCCCTTATTGGTATCAATATGAAATAAAGGCTCTTTGTCATTCTGTCGTAAATGAGCACTAACTGATATAGGCTCTAAATTTCTATTAGGAAAAAAATAATTTTTAATTAATTTTAATAAAGGATCATTGTGAAAACTTTCTGGAAAAGTATGTCTATGGCCATAAACCTTACCATCTGGGTTTTTTACTTCCATGTAACCAATTTTTGTAAAGGTTTCTTGTAATGATTTTAATGTTTCAATTGATAAAAAATTATCAACATACATAACAAATTCTGTATTACTATTGTGTTGCATATACGTTAAATGATAATGATATTCTTCTTTTGTCTGAATCCATAACTCTGTGATGCAAATCTCCAGGCCAGAAATACAAATCTCCTTTTTTTGGTGTTAATTTTTTTGTATTATCTTCAGGGAAAGTAGCAAATTCTATATCTGAATTTTCATCATTAATATATAAAGTGCCTGCAGCAAATGCAGGTTTATGAGTGTGATAGTCCTGATATCCGTATCTATCTAATAAATTTACCCATGATTCATTTATTAAAAAAGGTATATTTTGTTCATTTTTTTCAAAATAATTTCTAAGTTGTTCTTCTATTTCATTTTTAATGTCTTTAAAATCTACTACGTTATGCAAAACATTTTGAGATAAACTAAGAGATGTTTTTACGTTATCACCCCATGCTCTTTTTTTAAATTTACCTTCATACATGTTTACGTATTTTTCTATTAAATGTAATTTGTCGATGTTTATTTTAGTTTTAACAACTGATATTTTTTTAATTATTATTTCTTCCATAACTTACTTCTAAATACTCTATTTTTCTAACCCAACCACGAGGTATTGCTATTGCGCCACCACCATGATTATCGTCCCTGTCAACACACCATGACCTCATAATTACTATTTTGTCTTCATTGTCTACAACCATGTATCCTACTTCTTGGCACACGGCCAACGGAGCAGTGACAATATCTTTAATATGCACCCAACCAGTTTCTGTATCTTTTGCATCATGCCATGTAATTCTTACCATGGGAAAGGGTGTATTAGAGCTCTTGTTCATCCTTCTCTTTTTTTCTTTTAACAGTTACATTGAAAGACACAGATCTTCTTTCTTCGTCCTTTGTCCTAAACGGGTAAACCATGTGCGAAAGCCAAGATGGAAACAAATATATGTCTCCTACCTTTGGTGTTGCTTGAAATGTATGTCCATTAAAAGTAGCAGCTTGTCCACACTGCCATTGAATATCTCCTACACAAGGAAAATGATCCTCCTCGTCATATTCTTTTTTTAAATTTGGAGGTATTCTTAAATATATTACACCAGAAAGATCACCATCATGTACATGTGATGGATTAAAATCACCTGACCACTGTGATACAACCCACATGCTTGTTATTAATATTTTTTCTACTTTGTCTGGAGAAATAGTATTGACCATAGGTGGGTGTTCTAAGTATTTGTGTATTATCATTTGTAAAGAATTACTCATTGGAGCAAACTCTGTTGATATCATCCAGGCAGGTGGATACCTAACTTCTTGTTTTACATTACCTGCAAGATGCATAGAGTGATCCCAATCCTTAGACATTTTTTCACTATCCATAATATCAGATGCTTTGTCGTCTAATAATTTAATTAATGATTCAGGTAATGAACCTTTAAAAATAGTAGGACCAAAAGGCCTAAAAGCCTGAAATTCGTGTTTTAACTGCTCTGCCATTTAAATTCCTTTCTAACTTATTATTTATATGTTGTCATATATCAATATTTTGCCTATAAATATAGAATTAATTGGCTTTTTAATTCAAGCGTAGCCTTCTTGCCGTAAACAATCACATAAATTGCAATAGGAGATTATGTTCGGACTTAAAAGTATAGTAAATAGAGCTACAAAAGCTGTAAGAGATATCGGTAGTTTTGCTAGTGGTAGCCCTTTAGCAACAGCGGCTCTCGCCTCACCATTTTTATTTAGCAAAGGTTTTCCTTCATTAGGTGCACAACAGTTTTTTGGTAACACAACAGCGGGAGGTATACCTGATCTTGCAAAGTTATTGTTAGGTGGCGGAGCTGGTCTTTTAGGCTATCAGCAGTTTCAAAGAGATAAAGACATGCAAATGAAAATCTATAATGACATGATCGAAAGATTAGAAGCTACAGACAGAAAATATGGATCAGAGTTTGGCGGTAGTCCTTTAAAAAGTGAACAATTTGGAAAATTAATAGCCGACATAAGATCTGGTGAAACATTTGATAAGTTTGATGAAACAGGCAAACCAATAAGAACAGAAGCAGATGAAAGCGGAAAAGCTGTACCTGTAACTAGTAAAACAGGAGGTATAGCATCCTTAATGGCTGGTGGACCACCTGAACAAGAAATGGGGCAGTTTGGTTCATCTAGTAGCCCTATGGGTGCATCTACAAAAAATCCGTTTGACAATATGAATATAATTTCTGGTATGATACCAGAAACACCATTAAGACAAGTTATGCCACCTACTATGAACATGGGTGGACAAGCTACAGGCGTTCCAGGATTAACACCTGATATGTCAGGACCTGAAATGATGAACACCATTGAAGATAATCCAGGCATAACAGCATTTTTCCCTAGACAACTTGGTATGATAGATGGACCTGGTGGACCAAAAGATGACAAGATTCCTGCAATGTTGAGTGATGGTGAGTTTGTATTTACTGCTAAAGCAGTAGAGAACGCTGGTGGCCCACGTGCCATGTACAATATGATGAACAAATTAGACCCTGAGTCATCAAAGGGTAGAGGAATTATTTAATGTCCACGTTTCAAGGATCAGGAATGCCTCCTTTCTTAGAGGATTTTACAAGAAGACTTTTACAAGGAGCTTTTGATAGAACGCAACAGCCATTACCTGGAGGTATACCTAAACAACAAATCGTTGGCATGCAGCCATTACAAACTGGCACTATTGCAGAGATGGCTAAATCATTTGGCTTAGATCCAACTACAGGACAAAGAACAGGCACTGCATCTTTTGAACCAGCTTTTCAACGAGCTCAAGATTCCATTACAGATGCTCAAGACGCCGTTAAAGCAGGTTTGCAGACCACAACAATGGGCATACCATCATTACAAGCAGCGCAAGCTCAGTTTGATCCAAGCACTAGTAATTACCAACAATTTTTTGATCAATATCAGAAAGATGTAACTAATGAAGCATTAAAACAAATGGATGAGCAAGCAGCTGTAGCTCAATCAAACTTAGCGACTCAAGCTCAAAAAGCAGGTGCATTTGGTGGATCAAGAATGGGTGTGCAAGAAGCTGAGTTAGCAAAAAATTTACAAGACATTAAGTCAAGAAGAATATTTCAAGACTTATCGCAAAACTTCCAACAAGCGCAAGCAAAGGCAATGAATACTTTTGAAACAGCTGCACAAAGAAGATTAAAAGCTGCACCACAGTTTGCTAACGTAGGACGTTTTCAAGCAGGTATTGGCGCTCAGGGTGCAGGGCTAGGTAATCAAGGTGCACAGCTTGCAGCTCAACAATTTGGTTTAGACCAAAGAGGTCTGGGAGCTTTATTTGGAATAGGTCAACAACAGCAAGCATTGGCACAAGCTGGAGCAGCTGAACAATTTAGACAAGATCAAGAAACTCAACAAGAAGGATTAAAACGATTAGGGTTCTTTAGTGATATACTAAGAGGAGTGCCTTCATCTGGTCAAGCATTAACAATGCAACAACCTACATTTACAAATCCACTACTTGGTGCATTAGGTCTTGGTTTAGGGACATTTAATTTATTCGGAGGAGATACAAGCGGTTCAGGCTTTGATCTAATTAATTAATGGTAACAAATTACGAAACAATTTACGGTGACCCTCTTGCAATAGATGAAGAAGAGAATGTGCCTGCAGGTGCTTCTTTTCCAACTCAATTAAATTTTGGTTTACCTGAAAGACCAATTCAAAAAACTGTTAATGCTTTTGATTATTATGCTCCGTTTGTTTTAGATAAAGAATCTTACATGAGAGACTTTGCGACACCAGGTTTAACTGATGCTCAAATAGATGAGTTGTATAAACCAACGGACTTTAAAAGTGAAAGAAGAGGAGCATTAGCTAAATTTGGTTTTGGATTATTAAGACCAACACCGATGGGTCGTATTGGTGATAGCTTGGCTGCTGCTGGAGCTCAACTATCAGCAGACATGAGTGCAATAAATACAGCACAAAAACAAAGTGCTCAACAAATGAAGCAAGCAAAAGTAACGGCCAAATTACAACGTGATGCGAAAAGAACATTAGATAATAAATTTATTTTTGATTCTAATAGAGCATTGTTCATGGACATAGCTAATAAGAATTACATGGCTGACCTACAAGCTAATGAAAAAGAAATGGAAGTATACAATCAATTAATGAAAACAGCTCAAGCTAAATTTTTAGATCATGGTTTAGAGGTTACAACGCCAAAACAACTAACAGTGGCTAGAGTTCAAGAGGATGGAAGTTTAGGTAATGTTTTCACAGCATTTACTCTTCAACAAGATTTAGGTGACGGTAAATTTTCCGCTCCACAATATTACCGTCAAACAGATAAAATAGGAGCTGATGGTTTGCCTGTTATGGAATTAATAACAGATCCAGCAAACATAGTTGCAATACCTGTTAGTATGACTGGTAAAAAATCTGATTATGGTAGCTCTACAGGTATGACAACATTTAGAGATATACTATCTACTATTCAAACAACAGACAGAGCATTGCTTACACTAGATGAATTAGAGCAATCTTTTAGAGAAGACCCATCTCGTGCTGGTTTTGTGGCTGGAATTAGGGGTAGAGTTCAAACATATTTAACGATATTTAGCGATTTATATAACTCACAGTTTAATGATTTTTTTTCAGAGAGCGATCTTGTGCAATTTGATACACCATCAATACACTTGACAGGTGAGTATCAAGGTCAAGAAATGAAAAAGTTTCAAAGTTTGTCTACCTCACTTAATTTATACTTACAAGATCCACAAACTCAAGATGATATTCGCACGGGTAAAATAAGCGAAAATGATTTAAAAGCATTGCAATCAGCAAACGATGTTTTTGCACAGCTCTCTGCTCAAGGCTATGCTCAAATGAGAACAGAAGCTAGAGGTGGAACAAATCATCTTGGAGTGCCGTTGTTTGAAGCTAGTCCTGGTAGTGGTAGAACTGCAGATGAAGAGAGGCAATTAATTTTTAAAAAGCTTAGATTGTTTGATACCGAGCTTCCTGCAAACCAAGTAAGAGCAAACTCAATTATTTATGCGATAGCGAGAGCTCGTAAAGCCTCTGGGAGATTAAACTTAGATGATATTCAACGTGCTGCACAAGATTTAAATATATATGGTGATTCATCTGCCGATGTTATAGCCAAAATTGGAGTTTTAAGAGATCAACTAATGAGAGCTAGAAATGATAATTTAGCAGAGATTAAATTTATGTATGGAACGGGTAAAGATAATTTTTATGACAGACTGTTAGATGCTGGGTATGGAAATTACGATAGAAGTTTGACGACTGGTTACGTTACAAATCCAAAAGCTGATGCATATCTCCCTACAGGTCAGGTGAATCCTGGCACAGTTGCAGATGCGAAGGGTAAGTTTGATTATAGCATAGGAGTAAATTAATGGCGTCCGTAATTTATGAATATGATATGTCACAACACGGTGTTAATAAAGTCATTAAACTACAGCTACGTGACGTGGTCAACGGACAAACACCACAAGATGGTTTTCCAAGAGATGAACAAGAAGTTCAAGCTTTACAACAAATTATTTTAGCTGAGCTACAAAAAAGTCAAGGTGAGACTGTAGCGGGTGCAATAGAACTTGGTAATGCTAGAAAAGAATTAATCGAAGATCCAATAGGAACGATGATTAAGAACAAAGCTAAAAATGCTTATGACAGTTCTGCAGGACCTGGTATTAATATTGGAACTACAATAGGTGAGTTAACAGAAATTTTACCTGGCGGTAAATCTCCTGAACCAGGTAAGATGATAGAAGGTATAATTAATTCAGGAGCAGCAATGTTATCTGGAGCTGGAGAACCTAAACAAGTAATTACTGACATGGGTGTTATAGGAACGGATATGGCTATAGCTTCTAACATGGTGCAAGGATTACCTAACGGAAGTTACAATCTAAGAAACGCCATATTTGCAAACTTAAGACAAAATCCTGCCTTGGGATTTGCTACACTTGTGGGTGCAAACGTCGCTGCTAAGGGTGTTGGTAATCAAGTTTATGATTTAATAAATGAGGCAACTAGAACAATAATGCAATTGCCTGATCCTGAAGCCGCTTACAAAAATGATGAAGCAATGAGAAACCTTATGGACATGAGAGCAGAATTGCTTTGGTCTGGTGGTGCCATGGGTTTACAACACTTGTGGCCTGTCGTTAAACCTTACGTAGGCAAAAACATATTTGGCATATCAGATGATCTAAAAATTCAAACAGGCACTATGAAAGATGAGATGGGTAAAGAAATACCTGTTAACCAAAACATGCTTGATTTAGCAAAAAAATATAACATTCCAATGAATGTATTTTCTACTTCACCTGTTGGTTTTGTAAAAGGATCAGCTTCTGTTGTAGGTTTATTTCCTTTTGTAGCAACAAAAGCACGAGCAGCACAGAATGCACAGCAGTTAGCAATAGGCAGAGAAATAAATAGCACTCTTAATGATTTATCACCAATAGGATTATTTTCAGATTCTGCTGTTTTAGCAAATAAAAGTTTTAAAAACATGGTTAAAAATTTTACTTCAACTAAAACGCTATTATACAAAAGAGCCTTATCAATCGCTGATGACATAGGTGACAGATTTATACCTGTGGAAAGGTTAAGAGAACAAGCACAAAATTTAGAGCTTGAATATTATGGGGGCAAAAGACCTGCAAGAGGGGAAGGAGCTTTACGATTAAATCAACCTGACTACTCAAGACCACAAACAGTTGATGAATTATTACAAGGTTTTACAGGTAAGTCTGATGAGTTTGTCGACGCACTTATAGATCTACAATACATAGCAGAAGATTATATTACAGGTCGTGAATTTAAAAAATTACAAACTCAATTAAATAATTTAAAAAAAGTCGCTGCAGCAGATGCAAAATTAGGCACAGAACTTGGCGGTGTTGACAACTTTACAAAAGCAATGATCGCTATGTTAAATGATCACGATAATTTTCAAAGGTTTAATGATCCAGCTAAAATGTCTTTAGTAGCAGAATTTGCTGGTGCGATGGGTATAGCTAATGATTACTTCTTTGGTAATGTGAACTATACAAAAGGTAGAGTCGCACAAATATTAGGTTTAGCTGACAAAAACATAGCAAAAGTCACAGATGATGTAGACCCTACTATGTTGACTGGTGAGCAGGTATTAAAAATTTTATTTAACGATGAAACTTTATATTCTCCTGCTGCAATAAAAGAAATGAAAACAGTTATGAAACCAGTTAAATTACCTAATGGACAAGTGGTTGATCCAGTAAAAGCAGTTGCAAGATCATACATTGATGAGGGTTTGAGAAATGCAACAAGCTATATAACAGCTGATGTAAGTTTTCTTGACAAAGGTAAATATTTTGGATCAGGTAAATCACCAATAGGTGACTTACCAAAAGAAGCAACAGCGAGTTTTAGCATTCCAATCATAGATACGAAAGCTTTAAGAAGCACATTTGGTTTAGATAATCCAAACAAAATGCAAAGCATGAAAGAAGTTTTTGGTGAAGAACAATATCAAAGAATAACAGATGTCATGGCATTAGCAGATCAAGTTCAACAAACAAGTTTTGGTGACGTATCTGCCTTTGTTAAACGTCGTGGTTTCTTAGGTGGTGTTAATGCAATTACAAACTTAGCGTTTGCAGGTTTTGTTGCTAACAATCCTTTTGGAAATATTGGTTTAGTTTTAGCAGCAAGATATGGTATGAGTAAAATGTCAGATCCTAAATTTATGGAAGGTCTAACTAAAGTTATGAACCCTGAATTAAGTGATTTAGCAAGGAGACAAGCTTTAATAAATACTATAGCTTTAGCACCTGAATTGTCTCTTGGTATTAAAGAGCAAAGAGAAGATTTACCGCAAGAATTACAAAAGTTAGATCCAGGTAATCCATATGACATGATGAAATACATGTTATTTTTAGCTGATAATAATGTAAGTTTCCCTGGTAGTGAAAGTATGAAACTTGAAATATCACCTAGTGGGTATGCTATAGGAACTAATATTGTAAAAGCTAATACTAAAAATGAATTTTCACAAGATGCTCAAGGCGTAATAAATGATATGCAACAAGTTAATATTCAAGAAAAAGAAACTGCAGCTAGTGCAGCACCTGATCCATTCTTAGTTGATAATTTTCAAAATTTGATTAAAGAAACAGGAGTAGGTGTTGGCAGTGTGCAAGCAGCTTCAAAACAATTAAATGACGCTCAAAGAGTAGCTCTTGCTGGAGGTAATCTTGATGAAGCCCTAGCTTTGGGAAATAGAAGAGTATGATGAATAGATCGCAAATAGAAAAAATGCTTATGGCTAGTGGTGGTATCACAGGCGAGCCTGTGTTAAGTGCAAAATTTGGATCATATGCAGGATCAACAGGTAGTGGTCGCGGAGGTCCAGCGGGTATGACGACAACAGAGAGAAAGAGACAAGCACCTGTTGTAAAATCAAATACAGCAGACAGACAGCTTAATAATTTAGTCATTAAATCAAGAAACGATGAAAGATATAGAAATGAACAAGGTGCAGGTATGAACTATGGCACCGCTTATGATTTAGCTCCAAAAAAAGCAAAAGATTTTGTAGATAGACAATTAGCTAAAACTGGTGGCAGATTAAACGAAGCAGCAAAGGCCAGATTAAACTCTTACTTAACTGATAGAACACAGTATCAATTAGATCTTGATAAATTTAGAAAATCTAGTCCAGCTAACGAAGCAGCCTATGTAAAAAGATTTCCAAAGACAGCGGCTTTTGAAAGAATTTTAAGACAAGGTGCAGAAGGGATAGTCGGAACGCCTGGTAAAATAATTAAAAAACTAACAGATACTTATCTTGATGGAGTAAAAAACATGGTAGAAAAAATTAGCGGTGTTGATGCTAAGAATGTTGAGATAGCGAAAGACAAAAATACCGACATAAATACTGTAGTTAACAACTTACAAAGAAAAGTGAAAGAAGAAAGAGATGATGGCAAAGCTAGAGGCATGAGTGAAGCAGATCTTACTGCTATGTATGGAGATCCGATAGATGTAGAAACAGGAGATGACATATTTGGTGGTGATTTATTAGGCATGGATTTATTAGAGGATGATTCACCTTTAAGAACGGACAACGTACCAGGCACAAACGTACCACCTGAAGATAGAGTACCGACACCAATAAGAGAAACAAGAACAGAAACACCAGGTGATAACGTACCAGGAACATATGTACCACCTGAAGATAGAGTACCAGGATTAGATCTCACAGCGCCTTCTGATTCTGTAGATTTATCTGGTGCAGGCGGTAGGGATGATGCTGTAGCCACAGCAGAACAGGAATTTCAAGATACATATGGTTTTGATTCTGCAAATTATCAGGCAGCATTAGACTCAGAAAAAAAACAAATAGCAGCGGATGAAGCAGCAGGTAATTATGTTTTTGATCACGATAGAACTACACCTGGAAATCAAGGTTTTTTAGAGGCAGAATTAAATGATTCTATAAACTTCCCAAATACATACAGAATGAGAGGTGCAGATAGAGACCGCGTAGTAAGAGGTATTCAAGAAGAATTAGCAGGTGAGCCTTATTTCCGTGACGAGGATCAACTTCGTTTATCTGGTAGAAGATCAGATGTTTTAGATAAGAAAACTTTTCCAGTAACTGAACGACTTTCAGAAACAGACTATACCACTCCATCGGTTGTAGGGTCGTATGACACATTCCAAGATCCAGAAACACTCGGACCAGCAACCGTGCCAGAAAATTTTTTAGACGCTCCTTTTGAATTCCTCCCTTTGTTTTCAGGTCCATTAGATTTTAATTTTTCACCTGAACCAAGAAGAGAGCCTGAAGTATTTAATACTAGAGCAGATGGTGGAGAGATATTTGGTAATCAAAATATGTCTACGTTTGATAAACTTAAAGCGATCGCAGATGGTATTGCGGATAACAAATGATTGAGATAAATTTTAAAAACGCCGTTTGGTTCGGTATAATTCTCGTGTCCGCAGGTATATCCTACGGTATGGTTTCCCAGAAACTAGAGGCTCTAGAAACAAAGCAACTATTAATAGAAAAGGCAATAATGCAAGACATACCAGAAATAAAAGAACGAGTAATACGACTCGAAATATTGTTAGAAGAAGCATTAAGCAAATAAAATTTTCTTTGGGTCTTCACCCATAACTTTACTAGCTAAATCAATTTTATTATTTAATGAATTAACAATCTTTTCATCGATTGTACCTTCAGTCATTAAATCAATATATGTAACTTTATCTTTTTGCCCTATCCTGTGTGCACGGTCCTCGGACTGCATGCGCACTTCTAGGCTGTAATCGTTAGAATAATACACAACAGTGTGACTGCAAGTAAGAGTAAGGCCATAGCCCCCTGTCTTTGGGTTTCCGATAAAAAATCTAAGGTCACTGTCACTATCCATAAAACTGTCAACAATAGACTGCCGTATAGAATCCTTAGTATCCCCATAATAGCTTGCCACAGTCTCTTTACCATACTCATTCGCTATCTCCTTTTCTATAGTTTGTATGTCATGACGGAACACGGCCCATATAATAACCTTACCATCTGTTTCTTCTAATACTTGTAATAATTCTTTTATCCTATTATTTTTTAATGTTCTAACTTCACCATCATCTGTTTTTACATGACCACAAACTATTTGATGTAGTCTTGTCATTTGTGTTAACACTGATGCCGCTGTCATTGGATTGTCTTCAAAGAAAGTCATAGCTTGTTTTTTCATCTCAACATATGCTTTCAATTGTTCTGGTGTCATTGACACAACTCTTTTAGTGTAAAGTTTATCTGGTAAATCTAAACAGTTTTCTTTTAATATTCTTGTAGAAAAATTATGAAGGATGGCTGTAAGCTCATCTAATCGTTGATAACTAACGACGTGTTGAAAAGAATGTGAGCCTACGTTTCTCTGTTGTATTACAGCATATCTTGCACGAAACGCGTAATAATTTGATTGCTCCAACAACCACGGCCCAAGGAACTCTACTTGTGAAAACAAATCTAAAGGAGATTTTGTTACAGGAGATCCTGTCATGATGCGTCTATACTTTGCAAGATTAGCTATCTTCATAATATTTTTTGTTCTTCTAGCCGAATGATTTTTAATGGTGGTGGACTCATCAACAACCATGAAACAAAAACCAGGCAAAACAAAACTACGTGCAAAATCCAAACCTCTTCCTGTGGATAAAGCCTCTATATTCATAATTAGTATTTGTAACTTATCGCTCATTTGACATACATTCATGAGCTCTATCTGTTCTTTCTTTTTTGGTGAAGCCACCCAAACAGCATCCATATACTCTACGTGATCTGGCATATGCACAGATAATTCCTTACGCCAGTTTCTTTTAATACCGTTTGGTGCAATAACTAATGCAGATTTTATCTTGCCTCTGTCATACAACATAGCAATATTATCTATACAAACCTTGGTTTTTCCTGTGCCCATTTCCATAAACCAAGCCCACGCTTCTTTGTTCCAGCTTTTTTTAAGCGCCTGTAATTGATGCTTGAACGGTTTTGTTTTAAATCTATAATCCATACTAACTTTCTAAAAATAATATATAAAGGTTGCAAAGATAAAATACAAGTGTAAAGGAGTTTACAGAAAGTATGACAGATAAAGTAGTATATTTAGTTCAAGAAAACCCCTACATAAGTGTTTTAGCAGCAGAAGAATACGGTAAAATTGTTACGCTTTTTGAAAGTGGATCACAAATAATGTTTAGTCCACAACCAGCAATTAGAAAACTTAAAAGAAAACTTAAAGATTTTAACGACAATGATCATCTACTAATGATGGGCGATCCTGCAGCTATGGGCATAGCTTGTTGCGTTGCAGCAGAAATGAACAGAGGCAAATTTAAAATATTAAAGTGGGACAAATTGCAAAAAAGATATTATTCTGTTAGTGTTAATCTTAATGAGAAAGGCGAAATAGATGAGCAAGATAAACTTTGAAGAAGATGTAGTAAATATTGATCAAGAGAGCTTAGAATCTGTATCATCTTTATTACAAGAACAACTTAAAATAGAAACAGAAATAGAAATAGCTGAATTAGAATTACAAAATAAAAAAGAAAAATTTAGAAAATTATCAGAAGAAATAATACCATCTAAAATGACAGAGTTAGGCATGACATCTACAACGATGTTAGATGGATCTAAAGTTGATGTTGTAGAAAACATTTATGTTTCCATACCAAAAGATCCAGATAAATCTAGAGCCTGTTATAATTGGTTAGAGGATAATGGACTTGGTGATATTATAAAAAACCAAGTAGGAATGAGTTTCGGTAAGGGTGAAAATGAAGATGCTAAAAAGTTGGAAGATACTATTAAGGATCTTGGATTCATACCTGAAGTAAAAGTTTCAGTGCATCCGTCAACACTGAAGGCAACTGTTAGACAGTTGGTAAAAGACGGAAGATCTGTCCCAGACAATGTATTCAACTTGTTTATCGGGCAGAAGACTAAAATAACCAAGAAAAAATAAGGAGTATTTATGGCAAATGCAGTAAAGAAAAAAGAAGAATCAAACGTGGTGGCTTTCGATCCGTCAATGTTTGAAGCAGATGCAAGCGACGGCATCGGACAATTAAGTCAGGAAGACTTAGCTATACCCTTCTTGCGTATTCTGAGTGATACTTCACCACAAGTGAAGAAAAGAGATCCAGAATATGTTGAGGGCGCTGAAGTTGGAATGCTATTCAATACACTAACTAGAGAAGTATATGATGGTGAGAAAGGTATTAAGGTCATTCCTTGTTCTTACACTCGTCAATATATTGAGTGGATGGATAGAGACAAAGGAACAGGCGCACCTGTTAACATTTACCCCTCTGATAGTAACATTCTTAGCCAAACTACAAGAGACGATCAGAAAAAAGATAGGTTACCTAACGGTAATTATATTGAAGATACTGCAAATCATTTTGTTTTATATCAAAACAATCAGGGTACATGGGAACAAGCACTTGTTGCTATGAAAAGTACACAAAGAAAAAAATCTAAACGATGGAATAGTCTTATTGTTGGATTAAAATTGAAAGGCGCTAAGGGTTTGTTCACTCCTCCTAGCTACTCTCATGTGTACAGTATGCAAACTGTTGCTGAGTCTAATCAACTTGGCACATGGTTTGGATGGGATATATCTAGAATCGGGCCTGTAGAAGACCAAGACATTTATCAACAAGCGAAAGCATTCTCCGCGTCAGTAGCTGCTGGTGATGTAAAAGTTAAGCACGAAGAAGATAATCTTGACAACACAGAGCAAGCTCCCTATTAGGGCTCTTTGTTGACGCAGGGAGAGTGGGTAACCGCTCTCCCGACCAGGTATTAGAAATGGATGAAAGAAAAAAATTTATAGAAATATTCTCGGGCTTGACCAGAGCTTATGGTCAAACGCAAAGCAGACACAAAAATGAAGCTGGTAAACTAGAAGCTAAGTCTTGGATAGTAAAAGAAGATTTAACAGAACAAAGATGGACAGATCATTTAGATGGTAAAGAACCATCACTTGGTATTATACCAATTAGAGATGATAATAGCTGTACATGGGGTGCAATTGATATTGATACCTACGATGGATTTGATCATAAAAAATTAGTTAGTAAAATAGTAGAGAAGAAACTACCGCTCGTAGTGTGTAAATCAAAGAGTGGCGGTGCGCATGTATTTTTATTCTTGCGACAAGCATGTAGTGCAAAAGATATGCAGATGAAGTTGGCTGAGATAGCAGCATGGCTTGGTTATGGTGAGAGTGAAGTCTTTCCAAAACAAATTGAGTTAAATGCAAAGGGTACAGGTAATTTTTTAAACTTGCCTTACAACCATCCAGAATATCCAACCAGGTATGCCTTAAACGACGAAGGTAATGCATTAGATACATTAAAACTTTTTATAGAATATTACGAGACTAAAGTTTTAGAAACGATTACAGATGTAATTATTGATAAACCAGTCACAGAAAAAAAGAATGACGATTGGAAAGGTGCACCACCTTGTTTAGTTACACTTGCATCAATGGGCTTTGCTCAAGGCTCACGGAACCAATGCATGTTTCAATTGGGTGTGTATTTACGACAAAGATTTCCTGACGATTTAGAAGACAAGCTTGATTATTATAATTCTAAATATTTTGATCCACCATTACCAAGTAGAGAGGTACAAACAATATTTAAACAAGTAAGTGATGAAAAGTATTTTTATAAATGTGAGGAACCTACATTTAAAATAGTTTGTGAGAAAATAAAATGTCGATCTAGAAAACATGGCATAGGTAATTCTGCAAACAATGACATACATAGTTTAAAGAAGTGGCAGTCAGACAATCCTGTATATGAAGTCACACATAATGGTAAAGTTATTATCTTATCATTAGATCAATTATCAAATCACGGTGACTATCGTAAACAATGCATAGCTCAAGCGAATGAAAGCCCACGGCCCATGCAACCAGCCGTGTGGGCAGACATAGTAGATCAATTATTAAAAGCAATGACAGAGGGTGATGTAATTGTGTTGCCAGAAGAAGTTACTGCAAAAGGTCAATTTAGAGATTTATTAAAAACATTTTTAGAAAACAATGGCGGTGCAAAAGATAGACAAGATGTACTACAAGGCATGGTTTATCAACATGAAACTTATTTATTTTTTAAGTCACAATCTTTTAAAGATTTTTTAAAAATGAAAAGATTTACAAAAGTATCTGACTCACATCAATTTAAAATATTTACAGAATTTGGCGGAAATCTAACAAAATTTAAAGTAAATAACAAAGCTGAACATTGTTGGAAGATACCTGCTAATTTTATCAATGTTGATTTTACTTTAATTAATAAAGACTTCACAGAAGAAGAGCCATACTAATGTATAGGAACATAGTCATTGGTCCACCAGGCACGGGCAAAACAACTTTTCTTAAAAATAAAGTATTTGATATTTTAAAAGAAGCTAAAGCAACATCTAATGAAATAGCATATTTAAGTTTTACAGTTAAAGCAGCAGAAGAAATAAGAGACAGAGTTAATTTAAAAGAGATGTCACAAGTCGAGCTTAAAAGATCTTATCCTTATTTTTGTACGTTACATTCTTTAGCCTATAAATGTTTACGATTAGAACCAGGAGAGATTATGGATGAAGCAGACTACGAGAATCTTTGTTTGCTTACCGGTCGTAAGTTTGTCAATAAAATGAAAAAAGGTAACGGCATGGACATATCGATGCCCACGGCCCAGAGCCACTATCAAGACACAATTAATCTTGCATACGCTAAGTATCCAAACGATGAAGATAGATTACAGAAAATATTTAGAGAAGTAAAACTTTCTGATTACGGTGCAAGAAGAACAATAGAACAAATGGATGTTGATCTTGTTAATTATAAAAAAGATAGACACAAATTAGAATACGTTGATTACTTTAAAACATTTTTACAATGTAAAAACCCACCACCACTTAAATATTTATTTGTTGATGAAGCTCAAGATTTATCTGTGCATCAATGGATGGTTGTTGATATGATTCAAAAAATATCAAAGCCTATTGAAACTTATGTCGCTGGTGATGATGATCAGGCTATATTTCGTTGGGCAGGTGCAGACATAGAACACTTTATAGCCATGGCTAATAATGATGCCAACAAAATAATTCCTTTAACACAATCTTATCGTGTGCCTAAAAGTGTGCACACTCTTGCCACAAAAATGGCACAGTCAATTACCAACAGAATAGAAAAATCATATAGACCACGAGACGAAGAAGGTGAAAGAAAAGTATTAGCTTTCAGACCGTTAAACAAAAGTTTGGCGGATGGTGAGTGGTTAATATTATGTCGTACACATGAGATTGTAAAACAAGTGTGTAATGCATTAGATTCTTTTGGTTGGTTATACAAATGTTATGGCAAGTCTATTGTTGATGAAAAAATTATAGAGGCGATTAGAGCATGGACCGACTTACAAAAAGGTAGAAATATATCTGGTGCAAGAGCTGATACACTTTATAATTTTATGGACAGCACAAGAATAAAAAGAGGTTACGGTGTATTCAAAGGTGATCATACAAAAACATACAACGTCCATGATCTTATTGGTAACTTTGGTTTACGCGAAAACATTTCTGATTTGTTTACTCCATCATTAAATTGGTATGATGTATTAAATGCTAAGGGTGTTAAAAAAAGAATAAATTATTTACGTCAAGTTATGCGTAATAAAAATAAATTAGATGACAAACCACGTATTGAAGTCTCTACCATACACGCAAGTAAAGGTGGTGAGAGAGACAATGTTATGCTATTAACAGACTTATCGTATGGTCCTTACAGATCTTCACAAGATACATTGCAAGGACGTGATGATGAGGCAAGAGTTTTTTACGTGGGTGCCACACGCGCTAAGAAGAAGTTAGTAATCGTGCATACAACGGAGGCGCAGTTTGAATACGAACCAATTTTCTTTCATGAGAGACAAGCCAGTTAATAATAAATATTTAGATGATTTAGATAAAGCTGCTGCAAAGCATCTTGTTAAACTTGGTGTAGAAAAAAATTGGAAAGATGTTTTACGTCGTATGCAAAACAGAAGGAAGAAACGTGAAAGATCAACCTAATTGGTTTCCTAAAGTACATCGCATGCCTAGTGAATGGGTTATGCCTGATAGTTTTCCAGATTTATCTGGTTATGATGAAATAGCGATTGATTTAGAAACAAGAGATCCAGGTATCAAGGACAAAGGACCAGGTTACATTCGTAAAGATGGAGAAGTTGTCGGTATTGCTGTAGCAGTAGAAGGGTGGTGTGGTTACTTTCCCATCGCCCACGAAACACCGCCCAACATGGATAAAGGTATTGTATCAAAATGGTTAAAAAAACAATGTAGTTACGAAGATAAAAATTATATTTTTCATAACGCTTTTTATGATGTAGGTTGGTTAAAGACGCTTGGTGTTGACATAAAAGGTAAAATAATAGACACTCTTATTGCTGCACCACTCGTAGATGAGAATAGGTTTAGATTTGATTTAAACACATTAAGTAAAGATTATCTACAAGAGTCAAAATCTGAAGCCCAACTTTACGAGGCAGCAAAGATGTGGGGATTAGATCCCAAAGGAGAGTTGTGGAAGCTACCAGCTTCTCATGTCGGAGAGTATGCAGAGCAAGATGCAGCTGTTACCTTAAAACTTTGGAATCACTTACGCACAGAAATATTAAAACAAAATTTATCTAACATTTTTGAACTAGAAACGGACCTTTTTCCAGTTTTATTTGACATGAAACAAAAGGGCGTTAGAGTCGATTTAGACAAAGCAGATATAATAAAAAAAGATTTACAAAAAAAAGAAAATGAAATCCTTCGATCCATTAAAAAGCTTGCTGGCATTGACGTCGAAGTCTGGGCTGCCGCTAGCGTTGCAAAAGCATTCGATCGTCTTTCGTTGCCATATGATACTACACCAACAGGGAAACCAAAGTTTGACAAGAACTTTCTTGCGACTCATGATAGCCCGCTTGCTAAAATGGTTGTCGAGTGTCGTGAGATTAACAAAGCGCGAACGACTTTTATCGATACCATCCTCAAGCATTCGCACAGAGGGAGGATACACGCTGAGATCCACCAAATGCGCTCCGACCAAGGTGGAACGGTAACAGGTAGATTTAGTTACAGTAATCCTAATTTACAGCAAATTCCTGCACGACACGCGATTCTCGGCCCACTGATCAGAAGTATATTTATTCCTGAAAAAAATTGTGAGTGGGGTATATTCGATTACTCGCAACAAGAACCAAGACTCGTTGTGCATTATGCAAGTTTAAAAAATTATTTAGGTGCAAACAAATTTGTTGATTCATATCTCAATGATGACAGTACAGATTTTCATAAAATGGTATCTGAGATCGCAGACATACCTCGTAAGTTAGCTAAGACAATTAACTTAGGTTTATTTTATGGTATGGGTAAGGGTAAACTTATGTCACAACTTGGGGTAAACTTAGAAGATGCAACAGAGATGCTTGCTAATTACAATGAACGCGTTCCATTTGTTAAACAATTAATGAATGATACGATGAGTAGAGCAGGTAAAAAAGGTTTTCTATCTACGATCGAAGGTCGCAGGTGTCGGTTTGAAGAATGGGAACCAATTAATGAATGGGGTAAAAAATCATTACCACTTAAAGAAGCACAACAAGAATACGGT